CAGGGGTAGCAAAGGAGCAAGCTCGTATCATTCTGCCTTTGTGTTTAGAGACACAGTTTATTTGGACTGGATCTCTACTAGCTTTTATGCATTTTTGGGCTCTTCGATTGAAAAGTGATACTCAGGAAGAGACAAGGCTATTAGCTTTAGAAATGTTAAATCTTGTTAAAAATATAGATGGAGAACCATTCGCTTTAACATTAAAAGCTTTCAATCTTTAAATTTTCTGATTGACAAAATCTATTAGTGTGCTAGTTTGAATCTCTAGTAAAAATTTAAAACCTTAAATAGGTTTATTGTAATATGAAAAAAGTAAATAAAGAAAAAAATAATACCGTAAATGCTCAAAAATCTTGCGAAGCTGAAAAGCTTCCTTATTATCTAAATCATAAGGGGCGCTTTATTGGACTCAAGACCCGTTCTTCTCGTGGAGAAAAAAGCTATTGTGCAAAGATTGTTCGCATCACTGAAAATTATGTGACATTTATTAATGTAAATGATCAGTCTTTGGTAAAAGTTTCTAAAAATTCTATTATTTAATGATTTATGTCCAAATTAGAAACATGTTCGCACAGATCTCAAGATCAAGTTGAATATGGACCTTCTTGTTGTCAGTCTAAAAGATCTGTTGGATACTACTGTTTAGAAAGAGGTATTCATGGATTGACAGAAGAGGTTTGTAATGCTTGCGATTTTTATATAAATAAAACTGTAGAAGAAGATACTCCGTTAGAAATTAATCCATTCGAATAATATGCCATCCAAAAGAAAAGACGACTCATCAAGCGAGACAGGTTCAAAAGACATGCTCTCTTCATTTTTAAAAGATAATGAAGATAATCACTTTAACTATTTGCAGCCTGATGAAGTCACTGTTTCTTCTGGATCTCTAAATCTTGATGCCCTTATTAAGGTTCGCTCTGGCTCCTTTGTCAGAGTTTGTGGTAAAGGCAGTGAATTGGGTAAAACATCTCAGTGCTTTGTTTTCGCTCAGAATTATATGGATAAGATCGAAAGATCTAAGACCATTTTTATAAAAGCTGAAGCTCGTCTCACTCCAGAGATGCAGAAAAGAACTGGGATGAAATTTGTTACAGATCCTACTAATTGGGAGTATGGAACAGTATTCGTTTTTAGCTGCAATGTATTTGAAACAATTGCTTCGCTTATCGAAAGTATTCTTCCTAAAATGCATGAAGCTGGAGAGAAGCTCTGCATCATCCTTGATTCTTTAGACGGGGTTATTCTTAAGTCAGATAAAGAGAAAAATCTTTGGAATGGAGATGAGAACATTAAAGTTGCTGGTGTTCCTCTCTTAACTAAAATTCTATTTAAAAGATTGGCTCTAAAGATAGTTCACTTTGATGCTTTATTTCTGATTACAAGTCAGTATACAGCTGAAATTAAATTAGATCCTTACAGCAAAACTCCTCCAAGACAAAGTGATGGAGCTGGCGGATCTGCTATCAATCACCAGAGTGATATAACTCTTTCATATCAGCCCAGATATGGAGGAGATTATATCCTTGAGAAACCTAACGATAAGCCTGACCCAATAAAGAATAAAACTTTAGGAGTCTATGCTACTATTGAAATCAAAAAGTCATCTACAGATGTGACAGGTTCAAAAGTCAAGATCCCTATCAAAAAAGGTAGAAGTGGATGTGCTATTTGGGTAGAGAAGGAAGTAGTCGATATGATTATTGCTTTTGAGCTGATTTCAAAGAAGGGAGCATGGTATTCATTTTCGGAGTCTATTATTTCATTAGCTAAAAATGATGGAGTAGATATTCAAATGCAACACCAAGGCATTGCTTCTGTTTATGATTATATTGAAAATAATAAAGATGTATTTGAATGGTTGCTTAAGAAAGTAAAGGAAATTATTTCATAATGCTGCTTACTAAGCTGCATGGCTTTTCTAAAGTCAATGTCCCATCTAAATCGAATGTTGATTGGGATAAGAAAGTTTCTTCTCCTCAATTTAAAGTTAAATCTTTTCTCCGAGAGTTTTGGAAAAATGATGTAATTGTAGAAGAGTTTGTTATCCCCGGAAGTAAATTCAGGATTGATTTATTTAACTTATCTAAGAAATTGGCTGTAGAAGTAAGTCCAGATGAATATCATAATTCTTTTAATAAATGGCTTCATAAAGATCGGCAGAAGTTTTTGTCTAAAATTAAAGCTGACGAATTAAAAAAAGAATGGTGTATAAAAAATTCTATAGAATTGGTAGAACTTTTTAATGAAGATATAAATAATTTATCTGTTGACTATTTCGAAAAAAAATATAATATACTACTTTACTAACACGACATTAACACGACACTAATATCGCATTAACACAGTGTAAAACAGTATTAAGACGACATTAACACGACATTAACATGAAAGAACTTGAAGAAATCATTGAATCAATTAAGGCTGAAAGACAAAAGCAAATAGATAAAGGCTATAATGCTGAACATGATTCTAAGTATCAAAATGGAGAACTGTCTTTGGCTGCTTTAGTTTTGGCTGGTTATGCTAATGGGCAGAATACGAAGAAAGAAGAAACTCTTAAAGTTGCTAAAGAAATGTGGCCATTTGGAGAATTTATTCCTGATGATTCTGACATTGCTAATATTATTAAAGCTTGCTCGTTAATGATTGCTGAAATACAAAGAATATCAAAATGAACTTCTTTATAGTATTTTTTAAATGAGATGGATTACAGCGAAGGGGAATACTCGCCCACTTTCTGAAAAAAAATATTCTATAAAATGGGATAGTGAAAGTTTAAGTTTATTTCAATTTAATGTAAAACAATTCTTCAAAAAATATTGGATTGAAGATATTGTAGGAGAAGAGGTTCTTATACCTCAAACCCGTTTACGAGTCGATATTGTTAATTTTTCTAGAAAAATTGCGGTCGAGGTAAACGGGTTATTTCATGTAGAGTATACGCCTTATTTCCAAAATTCTGTCGAAGATTTTGAGAGGCAAGTATATAGAGATGTGCTTAAGGAATATCTTCTCGAAAAAAATGGATTTGAAGTAATAGAAATCTATGAAAAAAATATGCCCTTAAAGGAAAAATGGGTTGAAAAAGTTTTTGGATCTCATATACTAAGGTAAGTACTATGCTCATATCAGAATTCCCTATCTCGAATAGAACAAAAAATGTTTTAATTCAAAATGGTTTCCTTTCAGAAAAAGACTTGTCGGATAAGTTTTTGGAAGATTTAAAATCTCTTGAAGGAATGGGCGCAAAAGGATTAGTGGAGATAAGGGAATATTTGCATGGAAAATTCGGAATAGTTTTAAAGCATAAACCTAAACCGAAAAAAGTTTCTAATCCAAAAGATGCAAGGTCTGTCGTTTTGCATTTTCTTGGCCATCGGCCTAATATCTTTTGGCCCAAAGAGATGTTGACAGCGAATAAACTTCTGGCTATTTTCGATTTGAAAACTCTACAGAATGTAGTGCCTAGTGAAAAAGCCTATAGTCTTTTATACTATCTTTGTGAAGATGGTAGGAAATACATTAGAACATATTTGCCTAGCATTAAAAATGTAGAAGAGAGCATTGAGAAGCCTGTCGAAGTTCTAGAAGAAGTTCAGTTAGACCTAGATCTCAGTGTAAAAAAACCAAAATCATTAAAAGATTTCTTATTTAAATGAGTAACAATAGAATTTCAACTCCTCAAGAACAAGAGCGTGCATGTTTAGCTGGCTTTATTAAGTGGCCAGATAATGTTGCTGATTATGCATCTGTTCTTAAACCTACACACTTTGACAACAAAGTTCATGCAGCTATATTTTCTGCTATCTTATCTATTTATGCTCAGAGTTCGACTGTTGATAAATTATTAGTAGTTGAGAAATTAACAGCTATTGGGTTAAAATCTTTCGAGGACTTAAACATAATTGATTATATTGATTGCTTATCTCAGATGCAGATAAGAGAACAATCTCTCCCAAATTTTATTGCGAATGTAATTAAATATGATTTTGCAAGAAAGGCTGATAAATCTCTTGATGAAGGCAAGATAGAGATTCGAAGTAATATAGATAAGTCTCTTCCTGAATTAGCAAATGTCGTAGAGACTACTCTTAAGAATGCTGGAACAGAGAATGTAGCTGATGAGGAAAAGCCTATTGATGTGTTTTCTTCGATGCAGGAGACCGTTCTAGACTGGGCTAATAATCCAAGGCCAGTATGCCTTAAAACTCCATTCCCAATTTTTACAAAAATGTATGGAGGCCCTAGCTTCGGAGATTTGTTTGTTATTGCTGCTGGTCCAAAAGTTGGAAAGAGTACGTTTGTAAACTTTTTAGCTTATGAAGTTGCTGGTTTAGAAGAAAATAATTGTTTAGCTTTAGTATTGGATACAGAGCTGGAAACTGATCGTATTATTGCTAGAAATCTTTCTGCTATTTCCGGTGTTAATGAGTATAAAATCAAAACAGGTAAATTTCTTAATAACCCTATAGATAAGAATAAAGTTTATGCAGCTTTAAATTCTTTGGAAAAATATAAGGGAAGAGTTCACCATAAGTATGTAGCAAATAAATCTATTGATGAGGTTATTTCTATTGCTAAAAGATGGTATGTTCAAAATGTCAAGAATGGAGAGAATGTTCTTCTTATTTATGATTATTTGAAATCTACTCAAGAGAACATCACTAGTGCTTTTGAAGGGTATGAACTTTTAGGTCAAAAGACAGATAAACTTAAGAAGCTTGTATCTTCTTTGCCAAGGACGGCTGGGTTGACCGCTGTCCAAACTAATAGAAGTGGCGGCACAGCTATGTCATCTCAGATTGAGTGGCATTGTTCCAACATGTATCGTCTTGAAAAGAAAACTCCAGAAGAGATTGGAGAAGCAGGTAAAGAGTTCGGGACCCATAAACTAATCGAAGTTAGAGCTCGTGTTCAAGGAGAAGAGGCTATGGGCGCTGACAACTATGTAAAACGAGTCACCCAAGATGGCGAAGTATACGTCGAAAATTATATTAATTTTAAAGTTGACAACTTTAAAGTAATGGAGTGTGGTAACGCTGAAGATGTATTCAATAAAAAATTAGGACAAATTGAGGTATCTAATAATAGAAAGTATACTAAAAACGATTTTATATGATAGTAGAACTGCTTAAAAAAATGGGGTATGCGCCAGAAAGATCTGGGCCAGATTACTTAAGGATGAAAGCTATTTATAGAAATAGCGCAAGTTCATCTTTAAGTGTTAATACTAAGAGTGGGTGGTTTACAGATTTTGTGACTGGGCAATCTGGGCCTCTTATTAAATTGGCAATGATAACTCTTAATATAAATGAGAAAGATGCCAAAAGCTTTTTGAGAAATGAGTATTTTGATAATGTGGTCGAAGCTGAGGATCAAGAGTCTAAAATAGTTCAAGAGAAATTCTTCAGCTCTGATTTCTTAAGTGATTTGTTGCCGTCTTTTAATTTCTACAATAAAAGAGGTATATCTAATGAAACTTTAAAAGATTTCAAAGGGGGGGTAAAAACTTATGGGAAACTAAATAATAGGTTTGTATTCCCAATTTTTGAAGGTAAAAAAATAATTGGACTAGCTGGGAGAGATTTGTATAGCAATTCTCAGCGACCTAAATGGAAGATTCTTGGTAGAAAATCTAATTTCGTATACCCTTCTGATTTATCTTCTCCTGAAATACAGAATACTAAGACTGTCATTCTGGTAGAAAGTATTGGTGATGCTTTAGCTCTATATGAGAATGGGATAAAAAATCTCATTGTAATATTTGGATTGACAGTATCTAAGAATGTAATTCTTTTTTTGATGAAAAGTAATTTAGAAAATATAATTATATCAACGAATAATGATGCAGATTCTGATTACAATAGAGGTATGGAGGCAGCTCTAAATATTAAATCAAAACTATCTAAATTTTTTAACCCCGACACTTTGAAAGTAAAGTTGCCTACCAGAAAAGATTTCGGAGATATGACGAAAGCAGAAATACTTGAATGGAAAAAACAAATACAATAAATAATAATATGGAAAATAAAGAATACGGAATTTTAGCCATTAAGTCTGAAAATAGAGAAAGCAATTGTTTAGATATAATTATTGGAGCTAAGTATCTTCCTGACAATAAAATTTCTATTTTTGCTTATGGTTATGAAGGAGGAGGTTGTTGGTCTGACTTCTCCGCTACAATTTCAATGGATAGCGTTTATGAAGATATCGTATCTATTGAAGAGTATTTCTGCGGGATATATGATGAAGATAGTAATGAAAATTGTTCAGAAAATTACGAGGAAGAATACGAAAACATTGGGGCTTTTTTAAGTAAATATTTTGACACAGGCGAAGATTGTAATGAGCCTTATTGGATTGCTTCAGAAAATTGTTCTGAGTTTGAAGGCAATGAATTTTTATTGTCTTGGACATCAGAAGATATTCCTGATCTCTCCTATATTTGGCCGTTGATTCTACCTACTCTTTCTGAGTATTGGCCATTTCATTTAAAATGGTCTGAAGAATTAATCTAAAATTGGTGTAAAATATATTATGGCTAACGAAAATAAAACATTAAATAAACCATTTAGACTTCCTCAAGGCAGTGCTAAAAAATTTGGCGTTTATGTAAAAAATGATAAAGGTAATGTTGTAATTGTAAAATTCGGTGATCCGAATATGTCAATTAAAAGAGATGACCCTGAACGCAGAAGCAATTATAGAGCTAGACATAACTGCGATAATCCCGGACCTAAATATAAAGCCAATTATTGGTCATGTAAAATGTGGTCAGCCAAACCTGTCAGTCAAATTGTAGGGTCAGGAGAAGATTATTTTGATTTTGATAACTTGCCCTCCCAAGAAGAAATTATTTCTTTTGATCCTGATTTAGTAAATGCGAAAGAAGACCTTTTTGATTTAGAAGATTCTGTTGGGGATGAGTTCTCCTTTTCAAAAGTAGAATATCTTGATAAAGATAAATTAGCTGCGGTTCAAGAAGCTGCTGATAAAAAATTCGGAGGCAAAACTTCTTATGTAAAAAATCTCTGGGTCATAAGAGAGTACAAAAAAAGAGGCGGAAAAGTAAAATATTCAGGTGAAAAACCTAAAAACTCTGATATAAAGAAGCTGGTGAAGTCGTCGCTTTTTGACGATGTGCTGTGGGATCTTATCGAATAATAAAAAAATGTCATTACCAAGGCTCTCCGCGAGCAAAATCAAATCATATAGTAGCTGTTCATATCTTGCTTATCTAAAGTATAATTGTGGCTTACCCTCCAAAGGGAATACAGGCTCAAAATTAGGAGGCATTACTCACGTTGTTCTCGAATGTTTAGCTCACCCTAGAAGGGTGGAAAAAGTTAAGCAGTCTATTGCCTGTGAGAAGCCATTGTCCATTCCGTCTTTAAGCCGTCTCGTTAAGAAATGGCTCAAGAAAGAAGATGTGGATTCTTTGGAGAACTATGAAAAAATAAATGGGTTTTTAGTAACTGGATTGGAAAATGATTTCCATGGAAAAGGTTGTGAAAAATACGAAACAGAATATGAATTTGATTTAAATACTGGTAAGTATTGGGTCTATGGCTTCATAGATAGGCTCTTTGTATATGACGATCATATTAGAATTTTAGATTTCAAATCTTCTAAGTCTAAATTTGCAAAAGGATCAGAAGATATGGATTTTAATGTTCAAGCATTAATCTATGCTTTAGTTGCTTCAAAATTGCATCCCGGCAAAAAAATAACAGTAGAGTTCTTGTTCCTTAAATTTAGGAAAAACCCCTATATCAAAATGGAATTTACTTCAAAGCAGATAGATGCATTTGAAGATTATTTAGAATACATCAGTAATTATTTGCAAGATTTTGGATTAGAAAAAGCTTTAGCCAATACAGCGGCTGGAGATTTCAAACGTAAATGGCTCTGCGGCAAAGAACCTTTTACTTATAAGGAAGATGGATCACCAGTTTGGGTTTGTGAATATAAAGCTCCTTTCCTTTATTTCGAAGCTGTGAAAGAGGGGTGTCCTTCTAAATCAGCATATTCTAAAAAGGAACTTGACAAGCATGTTACTATGGGTTATTCAATTGTGCAGAGGAAACATTCCGGTTGTCCTAAATTTAACTAAGATTCTTTTTAGAATTCATGACTCAATTGATCCCATTGTTTAAGTCGCATTATAGTCTATTGCGTTCTATTCTAACTGTTGACCCGTATGACTCAAGCAGAGACAAGGATCTTCCTGACAGTATTATAGATATAGCTGTAGAGAATAAGCTTAAAGAGATAGTCTTAGTAGAAGATAGTATGTCTGGGTATATTGCGGCTTTGCAAGCTTGCGAGGCTTCTAATATTAAGCTTATATTCGGGTTGAGAATGACATTCATCAGGGACTCTTCTGAGAAGACAGATGATTCTTTGATATCGTGTCATAAAAATATTATTTTCCCTAAGAACTTAAAAGGATATAAAACTCTAATAAAGTTATCTACTCTAGCATCTTATGATAATTTTTATAAAGAGCCTAGGCTTTCTTATTCTGATTTACACAAGTATTGGAGTGATGACTTAGAGATTGCAGTTCCTTTTTACGATTCTTTCATTCACAATAATCTTTTGAAAGAGAATATCTGTGTACCTGAATTCTCAAGAAATATTCCTCATACAGTTTTTATTGAATCCAACGGTATAGTATTTGATAATCTTCTTCGCAATGCTGCCTTGGAATATGCTAAGGCTTATAAAAAAGAAGTCCTTGAAACAAAAAGTATTTATTACAAAAATCGAGAAGATTACGATGCTTTTCTAGCTCTTAAATGCTTGAATAGAAAAAAGTTTGGATCAGGCAGAACCTTAGATAATCCGGGATTCGATGATATGTCTTCTAGAGAGTTTAGCTGGGAATCTTATCTCGAAGCTAAAGATCGTTTAATTTAAATATTAATTATGGCGAATAATAAAATTGGAGACTTTGTTCAGTGCAGAGGTTTTTTAGGTATTCAGATTTTTGCTGAAATAAAAAGCATAGAAGAAATTATGGGAGTTAATGAATATACTGTACAAGGTCCAGAGGGCGAATATAAAATGTTTACACCTCAATCATTAACTAAAAAAGATGCAAAAGAATGGATCAAAAAGCTGGAAGATAATATACAATTTCTAAAAACAATATGAATAAACTAGATATCAACCAGCGAATTTATTTTGCTGATACAGAGACTGAGGGTCTTAACTTGAATACGTCTCGTCCATGGGAATTCGCTTGGGTAGTCATGGATAATGGGGTTATTGTAGATAGTCAGTCTAGATATCTATGGTGGGAAGATCTCAATGTTAATCCTAGAGCAGCTGAGGTTACAGGATTTAATTACAAGAAATACGAAAAGATTGCTAAGTGTCCTAAAGAAGTTTACAAAGAAATATCTCCATGGTTTTTTGGAGATAACCTTCTAGGTTTTCATAATGGACTAAAATTTGATGTTTATCAAATAAGAAATTGGTTTCGAGAGATAGGGGAATCTACAGATTTCGATTGGGTTTCAAGAGTGGTAGATACTAATGCTTTAGCAAAAGCT